CGCCAGTTGGACACTTGCCACGGCCGCGGTGCAGCCCGCGACACCGTGCGACAAACCTCCACGGCAGTGATTTCGCTCGATAAAGCCATTCGTCAAGGGCGCACCGAACTAACCAACAAACAACGTTGGGCGGTGGGTAAATTGCCAACCTGGAAACAGTTTATTGATGCGGTGGAAGAAGGGATCCGTTGGTACAACAACGAACATGTGCACCGTGAAATCGGTTGTACACCGGCACAAAAACGCCGTGAGTTATTAGCCGACACTGAGTTGTTGTTGATTACCCCGATTGAAGCGCGCGACCTATTCCGTCCAAGTGTGCTACGCAAAGCACAACGCGGTTGGGTATCGGTGTTTAACAATGAGTATTTTAGTCAAAAACTGCTTGATGTAGATGGAAAAAGCGTACAGGTGGCAATTGATATACATAACCCAAGTGCGGTCATTATTCGCGACGAATCAGGCGCGTTTATTTGTGAAGCGATTTTAGACGGCAACAAGCGTGACGCATTCCCGATGAGTTTTGTTGAGAAATCTCGCCAAGAAAGACACCAACGCCGCGCGAAATTGAAACAAGAACAACTTGACGAAATTAATGCGGAATTGAATCCGGTCATCAGTATCGCTCACAACCAAGGCGCAGAACTGTTACACGGCTTACGCGCAAAACAAGTTAACCGCTTTGACGAGGACGAAGAAATTGCGTTGTTGCCAAGCGAAATGAGACGCCAACAACGCAAGATGGCAGGAGGTTAGATTATGACAAAACGAATTATTAAAAAAGTCCACTGCGGGCGAGTTGAATACAACAAGAAACCGCATTTTTCTTACCGCCTCATTGAATGGGAAGGGAAAGCGGTTGAAGTGAGACAAGCCCAAGACTTTTTAGCCGTTTATACCCTAAAAGGCAATCTTATTTGCCACGCATCAAGATTAATTACAAATACAGGAGCACTAGCATGAAAGAACAACTCGCAAGATTTATGCAACAGAAAGGGCTAACCCAAACGCAAGTGGCAAAAGCCCTCGGCAAATCGAATGCCGTTATTAGCCAGTATTTAAAAGGCATTTATAAAGGCGTGACTAAAGATATTGACGAAGCGGTGGAACGCTTAATCAAGCGCGAAAAAGACAAGGTGGTTGAGCGCAATTTTAACAGCGAATTTGTGCCGACTTATGCTGCAGAACGTTGCCTTGATGTGGTGCATATTGCCCACGTTGAAGGTGAAATTAGTGTGGTTTATGGCGCGGCAGGCTTGGGAAAAACCAAGGCATTAAAACAGTATGTCAGCCAAAACCCGGAAACGATCTTTATCGAAGTTGAGCCAAGTTGTAGCCCCAAGGTGCTGTTGAAAAACCTCTGCCACCAGTTGGGATTAAACGAAGTCGGGGCTAACCATGAATTGTTTACCCGTATCACCGAAAAATTGGGTGAAGGTCGCTTAATCATCGTTGATGAAGCGGAATTGTTAAGCACGAAAAGTCTTGAATATATCCGCCGAATCCATGACTTAACAGGCTGCGGTGTTGTGCTTGCCGGTATGCCTCGTCTGTTAGTCAACTTAAAAGGGAAATATGGCGAATTGGCGCAACTTTATAGCCGCGTGGGCTTGGCTTGCGACTTGGGCAACCAGTTAAGTGAAGACGACATCCACAAATTAGCCGAAAACGGCTTAGGTACGGACGAATTTAACCAAATCCTATTTAAAGCCAGCCACGGCAACGCCCGCCGCTTAACCAAACTTATGCGCGGTGTGATCCGTGTGGCCGAAATGCACGGCAAACAGATTGACGAGAAGTTAATCAACTCTTATGCAGGCATGTTAATCAATTAATCAGACTAAGGAGCAACAAAATGAGTGAACAAATGAACCGCGTGGCGTATGCGTTAAGACGCGAAGGTGTGCAAATCGTGGAAAGCAAAGACGGACGTTTCCCGCGCATGGTGATTTTAAACCCGAGCCGTCGTTTACAAGAAAAAGGCGTTCAAATGACCACCGTCAAAAATGGCGCGCATATTGTGCGAAACGTGGCAAATGAACAAGGCGTTATGGTCTATTGGGCTTAAGGGGGAGAGGTGCCTAAATATCGTCAAATCTACGCCGTATATCGCGGAGAAGAGAATCTAGGCGACGGCACGGCGGAAGAACTAGCAAAGAAATTTAATATTAGAAAAAAAACACTGTACGCAATGGGGTCAGAAGCGATCCTAAAGCGTAACAAAGGCAACAGATTAATCGTAATTAAATTAGATAAAGAAGAGGTTTAAACCATGAAAGTGATGATTGAAGGTAAAGAATATTGGCGTGATGCCAAAGGCAATTTAACGCCAGCTGAGTTGGTGAAAGAAATCGACAAAGCGCGTGATGCGCTCGTGCATGAATGGGTGGAACGTGGTCGTGATTTGAGCAAAGCAATTAGCCATTTTAAAGAAGGTATTTTTGGTGATGTACAAGCCTTTATTGAGCTTTCTGCCGAGAAATATGGCGCGAAAGTGGGGGGTAATAAAGGCAATGTGACCCTGTTTAGCTATGACGGTAAATACAAAATTCAGCGCGCCATCAATGAAAGTTTGCAGTTTGACGAACGTATTCAGGCTGCCAAAGTATTGATTGATGAGTGTTTGAATGAATGGAGCGAAGGCTCTCGCCCTGAATTAAAAGCATTAATTGAACGCGCATTTAATGTGGATAAGGAAGGCAATTTGAACACCTCACGTATTTTGGGTTTGCGCCGCGTAGAAATCCAAGATAGTCGCTGGCAAAACGCGATGCAGGCAATTAGCGAAAGCGTGCAAGTGGTAAGCAGTAAGGCTTATGTGCGACTTTATGAGCGTGTGGGCGAAACCGATCAGTATGTGCCGATTGCGTTAGATGTAGCGGGGGCTTAAAGCTTATTTAAATGCCCTTTAAATCTCCCCTAACCCCTCTTTACAAAAGAGGGGGACGGGATGAGGGGCATTAGTAATAGGTTTTAATCATTAACAACTAAGGAGCATGTATGGAAAAACTACGAACCTATAAAGATTTTAGCACGTTAGCCGTTGAAATGGAGCGTGCTGGTGCATGGGCAACCGCTGAGGCTGCCTGGCAGAGAGCAGCTATTGTTGCTCGAAAAAGCGAAAATGAAGAATGGGCATTAAACAGACAGAAGATGTGTGCGCATTATGTCAAAAATCCAAGCAGAAGACCGGAGGTGAAGCATGGCTAAGTATGTGGCACGTTTTTATTGTTTGGTTGAGGCTGTTGTTGAAGCCGAAAGCAATGAACAAGTGTTAGATATGTGTGATTTAAATGTGTGTGATGTCAATAAACTGCCGCACACCATTACAGAAATTGATGATGTAGTTGAGGTGGAGGAAGTATGAGTGAGCAAGAAAGAAGGGACGTTAATATAAAACTTGCACAAATCATCGAACAAATCGAGATGGCTCAAGAAATTTGGCTTGATGGTGATCGGAAGGAATGCTTGTTGTTATTGCAAGGAGCAATTAGAGAAATAAAAAGAGTGACATGGCGGATTACGCCGGTGTTGGGGTAAATATGGAACAAGACAAACTGCTCAGAAAAATTAAAAAACTGTTGGCGTTGAGTAAGTCAACCAACCCACACGAAGCGGCAAGTGCACTGGCAATGGCGCAAAAACTAATGGCGGAAAATCAGCTTAATCAGTCACAAGTTGAATTTAGCCAATCTCACGCTAAGCAGAAAACCGCCATGAAATCCGCCAGATATGTACACATGCTGATCTCTGTGATTACAAAAGCGTTTGGAGTTGAGGGTTATTTATCTAACGCTTACCCAGGCAACGATTACGGCGAAAACAAAATGCACGTTGTATTTTACGGCGCAGAAGAACGCCCTGAAATCGCATCTTACTGTTTTGATGTGTTATATCGCCGATTACAAGTGGCGCGCAAAGCGTTTTTAGACACGCAAAGTAAGCATCTAAAACGTAGCACGCTGATTGCTCGGGGAGATTCTTTTTGCGAAGGCTGGGTTGTCGGCGTGAATCAAAACGTGAAACAGTTTGCAATGACACCGGAAGAAAAGCAAAAAATGGAAACTTATAAAGCAGAAGCGTTTAAGGAAGAGAAATGGAGCGAAACCAAAATACGTGAGAAAGGAAACTCTAAAGACTACGGTTTGGCGCAAAGTGAAGGCTATAAACAAGGAAAAGAAGTTACGCTGAATCACGGTGTAAATGGAAAAGAGACGGTTAAGTTGGAGGTGAGAAAATGAGTGACAAAATTTATGAGTTTAGAAATTATCACCCACCCCACAATT